ATACAGAAACTTCAGACAGAGCTTTCGAAGAGGAAGTAATGTTATCAGGTTTCGCGAATGCACAAGTTAAACCAGAAGGATCTGGCGTAACTTTTGACAACGCACAAGAAACTTTCACTGCTAGATATACGCACGAGACTATTGCTTTAGCGTTTGCGATCACAGAAGAAGCGATCGAAGACAACTTGTATGACAGACTAGCGTCTAGATATACAAAAGCTTTAGCAAGATCTATGGCGAATACCAAACAAGTAAAAGCAGCGGCTGTATTAAACAATGCGTTTAGTACATCATACAACGGTGGAGATGGAAAACCTTTATTGGCTACTGACCACCCGACTATTGCTGGAACATTCAGCAATACGTTATCAACTCAAGCTGACTTAAACGAGACTTCATTAGAACAATCATTGATTGACATCAATGCATTTACTGATGAAAGAGGTTTAAAAATTGCTGCTAGAGGAGTAAAAATGATTATTCCTTCTGAGCTTCAATTTACAGCAGAGAGACTGATGAAATCAGCTCAACGAGTTGGAACTGCAGACAATGATATCAACGCAATCAGATCTATGGGAATGGTTCCACAAGGTTATGTGGTTAACAATTTCTTAACTGATCCAGATGCGTTCTTTATCAAAACTGACGTGCCAAACGGTATGAAAATGTTCGTGAGAGCGGCTATCAAAACAGCTATGGAAGGTGACTTCGATACTGGAAACGTTAGATACAAAGCAAGAGAGAGATACTCTTTTGGTTGGTCTGACCCTAGAGGTATGTTCGGATCTCAAGGATCTGCTTAATACTTGATTTTAAAGTATTAATTATTCGAAAGCCCTCCTTTACGGAGGGCTTTCTTTTTGATAGAAAGGACGAACCATGATGAAACAATTCTTAGTAAAAATCAACGCATATGGATACAGAACCAATTTTAACATTGAAGCTGTGGACACCCCTAAAAGTATCGAATCCGCTATCCTTGACAAAATAGGAAAAAAAGATATAACATTCACTCCTAATGGTACCTCATCTAGAGTATGCCATTTAACCTACGAGGAGATTGTAAATGGAGAACAATCACATCAAGGATCTTTACCAAACCAAAAGATCGCTTGAGTTAGAGTGGGAGCAGGACCATATTGATAATGGTAAATATACCATTAATATGGTTAGGATTGATGAAGAGATTAAAAAAGTTATTAGTCATATTAAAGTGGCTGAAGCTAAAGAAGCTCTACTTCAATCAAAAATAGAAGCAGCTGCTCCTGAATTTTCTATAGCTGGTTAAGTAAACCAAGCTATTTATCGCTGGAATGCGTTTTCCTGATAAGGATATCTTGCACTTCACTAAAATTTAGTCTATACAATAACTACTATACATAAAAATATTCTACATAGACGAGTATAGTCGACAGCCTAGAGACTATGTAGAAATAACTAGGAGGATATAATCATGGCAACAACAACATTCCAAGGAATCGTAAGATCTCACGGAGGACAAGACAAATCAGTAACAACACCAGGTGTTGTAGTATTATCTGAAATCATTTCATTTGATGCTGCTGCAACCGCAGGTAGTTTAACACCAGTTAGAATTGGTACATCAGCAACAGCAGGTAAAACTTTTGTATTACCAGCAGGTGCTGTACCTGTTTCTTTTACAGTAATAGTTCCATCATCAGGAGCAGGATCAACTGTAGATATTGGAACAACAGCGGATGTAGATGGTTTTTTTAATGAAGTCACTTCAGTAACTAAAGGTTCTATTAATGGACCAGATGGTGCTTTAGTAGTAGCAGGTGGTATACCAGCTAATGCTACCGTAGCAGCTTCTGTAGGAGCAACAGCTGGTACAGGAACTGTAACAGGTGTATTTACTTACACTGTAGCTGACAATGCTAAACCAGGTGAATCACAACCTGAATTAGTATAATAATTAATTTAGTGTGGGCCTTCGGGCCCACATAATTTTAAGGAGAATAAAATGGGATCATATAAAGGTGACATACAAGCAACTAGAATAGGTGGTGCTACAACTAGTGTAATAATACCTCAACCAGTTAGATTACGAGGAATTATTATTGCAGGTTTAGCAACTTCTGGTTTGGTTGAATTAAAAACTACAAGTGCGACTGGAGCAACTTTATTTACAGCAGATGTACCTGCTGGAGATGTAATTAATTTTTCATTTCCAGAAGATGGAATTTTATTTCCAAAAGGTATTTATGTTTCAACTTTTACTGTTGCATCAGCTACTTTATTAACTGATAAATATTCAGGACCAGGTTTAACAGCAGGGTAGGAGGCTAAATGGCTAACACTACTTCCGGTACATATACTTTTGATAAAGATTTTTCTATTGATGAAGTAATTCAAGAAGCGTTTGAAAGAATAGGAATGGATCCTATGTCTGGAAATAATTTGAGAACAGCAAGACGTTCTTTAAATATTTTATTTTCAGAATGGGGAAATCGTGGTTTAAAGTTTTGGGAAGTAGCTAATAATTCTATTACGTTAGTTCAAGGTCAAGCGGTATACACTATGTATCGTTCCCCTAGTGATGGTACTTCAGATACTACAGCAGTATATGGTGTAGATGATGTATTAGAAGCTGTTTACAGAAATTCTTCTTCTGTAGATTTTCCTTTAACTAAAATTGATCGTTCTACTTATTCTGGCTTATCAGCAAAATCTCAACAAGGAACACCTACTCAATATTTTGTTCAACGATTTATTGATAGAGTAACTATCACACTTTATTTAGTACCTGGATCTACAGAAGCAGGTAATACTATTAATTATTACTATGTTAAACGAATTCAAGACGTAGGAGCTTATACGAATGCAGCAGATGTTGTATATCGTTTTGTGCCATGTATGTGTTCCGGTCTTGCATATTATTTATCACAAAAATTAGCACCACAACGTATTCAAGAATTAAAATTATTATATGAAGATGAATTACAACGAGCACTAGTAGAAGACGGCTCTTCTAGTAGCTCTTTTATAAGTCCGAAAACTTATTATCCAAGTGTCTAATTTATCAAGAGGAAAATATGCTCAATTTATTTCAGATCGATCTGGAATGGCTTTTCCATATTCCGAAATGGTTACAGAATGGAATGGAGCCAAAGTTCATATTTCCGAATACGAACCTAAGCAGCCTCAACTAGAACCAAAACCAACTACATCAGATGCACAAGGTTTACAATTTGCAAGACCGGATAGAACAGAACCACCTGTATTAATTTTATTACAACCAAATCCTTTTCAAACTATTAAGTATGCAGGAAATACTTATATCAATGTTTATTCACAAGATCATGGAAGAAGCACAGGAAACACTGTTCGATTTAGAGGACCAACAAGTCCTACTGGTTTTTTAAATGTTCCTACTTTTGATGGTGTTTCTGATATTAGTAACGCAAGTGGATTTACGATTACGGTTGGAAAAATTAATTCTTCTGGTATTGTAGGTGATCCGTTAAATTATTATTATTTCCAAAGTTCGGATACGGCTACTACAGGAAATGTAAATGGAGGAGGAGGTGGTTGTACAGCAGGACCTGTTAACCTACAAGCATAATGACTTACACAGAATTATTACAAGCTATCAGAGATTACACCGAAGTAGATTCCAATGTACTAACGGATTCTATTTGTAATGGATTTATTAGAGATGCCGAATGGAGAATAGCAAGAGATGTGGATGCAGATTATGATAGACAATATGCTAATTCAAATTTAGTACCAGGACAAAGGTTTATTAATATGCCTTCTACGTATTTAATTATTCGTTCCATTCAAGTTATTAATTCTGGAACTAGATCTTTCTTAGAGCCTAGAGATACTTCTTTTTTTGGAGAATATAATCCAACTGATGCACAAGGAGAGCCTAAATACTATGGAAATTGGTATGAGGATGTTATTGTATTAGCTCCAGTGCCTGATCAGGCTTACACTATTCAAGTAAATTATATCTTGAATCCTGTTCAATTATCAGCTAGTAATACTCAAACATATGTAAGTCAGTATTTTCCCAACGGACTTTTATATGCATGCTTGGTAGAAGCGTTTAGTTTCTTAAAAGGCCCTGCAGACATGCTTCAATTGTATGATAAAAAATATCAAGAAGCTGTTAAAGGATTTGCAATAGAACAAATGGGAAGAAGACGAAGAGATGAATATCAAGCCGGTGTTCCTCGAATCGGAAAACAATAGGAGATAATAACATGGCTATAACACAAGCAATTTGTAATTCTTTTAAAAAAGAATTATTAGAAGGGGATCATGATTTTGATTCTGGCGGTGATGTTTTTAAATTAGCTCTGTATACTTCTGCAGCTACTTTAAATTCTTCTACTACTGTATATACCTCTACTAATGAAATTAGCGGAACAGGTACATATTCAGCTGGTGGTGGAACTTTAGTAAACTCAGGTACACAAGAAGTCGGTGGAGTCGCATTTTGTGATTTTGGAGATTTGTCTTTTACAGGAGTTACACTAACTGCAAGAGGTGCTTTAATCTATAACACTTCAGCAACTGTGGCTAACGCAGCTGTTGCGGTTTTAGATTTTAGTTCAGACAAAACAGCTACCGATGGAACATTTACAATCGTATTCCCAGCAGATACAAGTGCAGCAGCTATTTTAAGAATCTCCGGCTAAGCAAGGAGTTTTTAAATGCCCTGGTACTTAAGTTGGAAACAACGTCCGTATAATTGTATACAGAATAGTTATGCCTGTAAGAAAGGTATATACTAATGTCTACTTTTTCAGCTTGGGGTGAGAATCAATGGGATTTTGGTCCTTGGGGACAAGGAGCAATTTCTGATTCAGTTAATCTAACTGGATTATCTATTACTGCTACTTTAGGAAATGAAACTGTTAACGCAACTGCAACTGTAAATGTAACGGGTCAGTCTTTAACAGCTAATTTAGGTACAGCAGTTGTTAACGCAACTGCAACTGTAAATGTAACGGGTCAGTCTTTAACAGCTAATTTAGGTACAGCAGTTGTTAATGCAGCCGGAACTGTAAATGTAACAGGTCAGTCTTTAACAGCTACTTTAGAAAGCGTAAACATTGAATTAGAGAAAATAGTAGAAGTAAATGGATTAAGCATAACTCCTGCATTAGGAAATGAAAGTATTAACGCTGATGGTAGTGTTACTTTAACTGGTTCGGACATTACAGCTTCTTTAAATAGTGTTGCTATTGAAGCAACAGGTCAAGTACAAATAACAGGGCAACAGTTAACTAATTCTTTAGGAACCGTAACACAAGTATCGACTGTAGATGCTTTCCCTGTTGGAATAGAATTAACAAATTCTTTAAATTCTATATCTATTGAAACTATTGTAGACGTAAATGTAAATGGAATTGAATTAACTTCCGTAGTTAATAGCGTTGGAATTGAAGCTAATGGTAGCGTATCCATACCTGTTTTTGAAAACCCTATGTCAATTAATTTGGGTAATACTTCAGAAACGGGAACAGGAGAGGTAACTCTTTCTGGAGAAGAATTAACCTCTGCTTTATCTAGTGTCCAAGTAGACTTACGAAAAGATGTTGAAGTAACAGGCCTTGCAATGGGAATGTCTTTAGCTAGCCCTACTTTTACAATTAGCGGAAGTGTTAATTTAACTGGACTTTCTATTACAAATAATTTAGGATCTATAAACAGTAGCTATGGTTGGAACATTATTGACACAGGTACCTCTGTGGTCTATACACAAGTAGCGGCATAAATTTAGGAGTAAATATGGCATCGACTTATTCATCGGATTTAAAACTAGAGCTCATGGCCACTGGCGAAAAGTCAGGACTATGGGGAGATATTACTAATACCAATTTAAACATTTTACAACAGGCTATTGCAGGATATGAAGCAGTATCTATTGCAGGTGGTGCTCAAACTACCGCTTTAACTTTTTCTAATGGAGTTACATCTAATGGTAAAAATGCAGTTATTAAATTTACAGGGACTATTACAGGAAATCAAATTGTAACTATTCCTGATGGAATTGAAAAAGTATATGTTATTGAAAATGGAACAACAGGAGCTTTTACCGTTCAAGTTAAAACAGCTTCTGGATCCGGAGTTACTTTTGCAGCTGCAGATAAAGGACAAAAATTTTTATATTCTAACGGTACTGATATTATTGATATTGCATTAGCATCTCCTCCAGGTGGATCGGATAAACAAATTCAATTTAATGACAATGGTTCTTTTGGTGGAATCACCATGGGTACGGCTGGACAAGTATTAACAACCGATGGAACTACTGCATCGTTTGGAGATATTTCTGGTGGAGCATCTTGGCAAGCAGTTCAAACAGGAAATTTTAACGCAAACGTAGGAGAAGGTTATTTTGTTAATACTTCTGCTGGTGCTATTACAGCAACCCTTCCAGGTTCTCCTGTATTAGGAGATTTTATTTCATTCATTGATTACGCTGGAACTTTTGATACTAATAATTTAACCGTTGCAAGAAACGGAAAAAATATTCAAGGAACAGCTGCAGACTTAACTGTTGCAACCGAAAGAGCTGGTTTCACTTTAGTATACGTCGATACAACTCAGGGCTGGCTGCTCCAGAATAATTAAGGAGGTTGAATGACAACCTTTAAAGAAATTAGTGGTCAACTCATAAGGACACTGAGTAGTGATCCAGCAAATCCATTAGAAGGTCAAATTTGGTATAACTCTACCATTGGAGTTTTGAAGGGTTATAAAAGTATTGGTGCGGCTTGGTCAAGTTCTTCTCCTACAATTAATGCTAAATTTAATAGAGGCACAGCTGGAACTCAAACAGAAGGATTAGTAGCTGGTGGACAACCTGCTACTTCAGCTACTGAAGAATATAATGGCGTAGGCTGGTCTGCAGGAGGAAATTTAAATACAGCTAGAGATCAATTAGGTGGTTTTGGAATTCAAACAGCCGCAGTTGTTTTTGGAGGAAATGTGCCACCTTATACATCAGCAACGGAATTATACAATGGAACTTCTTGGACAAATAATCCAACTGGATTAAATGTTGCAAGACAATCATATACAGGTTGTGGATTACAAACAGCGGGTTTAGCTTTTGGTGGTATAGCACTACAAATTTAACCACAACAGAGTCTTTTGATGGTTCAACTTGGACTTCTGTTAATTCAATGAATACAGCAAGGAGAGAACACGGTGGTTTTGGACTACAAACTGCAGCATTAGCTTTTGGTGGAGAAACACCAGCATCTCCTTCTTTTACAAATGCCACAGAAAGTTGGAATGGTACAAGTTGGACTACGGTTAATTCATTTAATACTACAAGACAATCTAATACAGGCGCAGGAATTCAAACAGCAGGACTACAATTTGGTGGTAGAACTCCACCGTCATATACACCATCTGCGGCAGTAGAGTCTTGGAATGGAACAAGTTGGACTTCTATTGCCAGTATGGCAACAGCTAGAATTACTTCAGGTTTAGGTTCTCAAACAGCTGCTTTAGCTGCTGGTGGTTATAATGGAACAGCTTTAACTACAACCGAGGAATGGTCAGACCCAACACTTCAAATTAAAACTTTAACAACAAGCTAATATGACAACATACAAAGAACTATTTGGAAAAGCAGTTAAATACTTAAGCAGTGATCCTGCTAATGATGCCGAGGGCCAAGTTTGGTATAACTCGACTAGTGGTACGTTTAAGAGTGTGGTTGCTACTGCGGCTTGGGCGAGTGCTGCACCTTTAGCTACCGTTGCAAGATATAATATGGCAGGAACTACTTCTGGGACTGCAAACGCAGGTATGGTTTTTGGCGGAGATATACTAACAGGTCCTCCTTATGGTGTAGGCAATACTGATGAATACAATGGTTCAGGATGGTCTACAGGCGGTAGTTTAAATACAAGTAGAAGTAGATTAGCAGGCGCTGGTACATTAACAGCAGGTTTGGCTTCTGGTGGGGGAACAGGACAATACGGTGGTCCAGCTGTAAATGATGTAGAAGAATATAATGGAACTGCTTGGACTTCAGTTACAGGTTTACCAGTAGCAAATAGATTAGTAGGCGGTTGTGGAATACAAACTGCTGCATTAGTATTTGGAGGAATACCTATATCACCAGGCTCAACGGTAACGAATGTAACACTTGAGTATAATGGATCTACTTGGGCTTCTGGTGGAAATTTAGCAACTGCACGTTATCAAATAGGAGGAGTAGGTATACAAACTGCAGCTTTGGGACAAGGAGGATTTAATCCAGCAACTCCAGGTGCTATAAGTGATGTTGAATCTTACGATGGAACAAGTTGGACTGCTTCCACTATTTATCCTACTCCTGTAACAGGACAATCTGTATTTGGAACACAAACAAATAATATATCAGTAGGAGGAAATGGTAGTACCGCAACTAATGAAGCATATGAATATGATGGAACTTCTTATACAGAAATAGCGAGCACTGCTGTTTCTACACTAGGCGGAGCTTCTACAGGAGGTACCACTAATAGTGGAGCTGTTGCAATTGGTTATAATGGTTCAGCAGTAACTACAAATTCAGAAGAATACAACAAATCAGCAAGTGTCATCACAGCAGGAGCGTGGTCATCAGGAGGAACATTAAACACAACACGTGGAGGATCAGGTTCACAAGGAACATTAACTG